TGAGGTTGCAGACATCGGTAAACTGATGGCGAACCTCGTCAAAGCCAGCGCGGCAATCTTCCCGAACGACGAACTCCTGAACGCGATCCTTGACAGAGCTGGACTGCCTCACGTGGACACCTCGGCGAACGTCAAGCAGGCCGAGAAAGACAAGGCGGATATGGCTGCGGCAACTGCAGCAACGCCTGAACAGGCGGCATGGGTAGAAGGCCCAACGACAAATGAAACCGCAGAGGATCTTACTGCACCCCCACAGGGCAGCCAACCGCCAACACGGAACTTAATGCTAACGTCGAAACCGTCGGCTGATAACGCTGATGACACGCCGCCGGCGAAGAAACCTAAACGCAAACGAGGAGGGCAATTAAATGCCAAATGATTTAGAAATCGAGAAGGACGCCCTGGATCAATCGCTCATTGCTTCAGTGAGCGTCACGCCAGCCGTCCTCGGTAATTTTTCGGACACACAAGTCGATAAAGCGTGGAGAACCTACAACGAATGGTTCGACGACGCTGTGCGAATGGACCAGGATGCCGACAAATATGTGACTCCTGGAGAAAACATTTACAACGAAATGCGAAAGCGTGGATTGCGGATCAGCAACCGCATGCCGCTGTCGCCTATGTTCACCAAACAGGTGAATCTTCCGCTCGCCAAGGCAGGTCTGCCTATGGCATCCGGAGGAACGACGTGGGACGCGGGTGCCGCAAGAGCCGCGATTCGGAAATGGGCTACAGACTCAAGTGGAAACATAGACACGGCCAAGTACGGACAAGCGTTCTTGTATCACGGCACCCCCGCCAACTTACTGACGTCATACAAGTTCCCAATAGCGACGGTTATCAATGGGGTACTTACTGCAGTACCGAATGCGATTCGGGCCGCAAAAGGGCGCTTGCTCGGGAGCAGTATTCCTGCCGCTGCGAAAGACCGAATCGCCTCAGTCCTAGCCGGCTACTCAAAGCGACTCGGCTGGACCGACATGCATAAGAGCGACGTGGAACCCCAAAGACCGATCCTCAAGGAAGGCCAACCGCTCGTTGCATTTGTCAGCGGATCACCTGATGACGTTGAATATGCGCGTGGCAAGCCGATGGTCGGTGTTGCAGGCGCAACATTTGAACGCAATTACCTCGAGCCTCTTGGACTGAAGAGATCCGACGTGGCGATAATGCACCAGGTCCCCGTCCTGCTCAAAAGCCACGACGGTCACGCACGCGGTCCTACAAAGAATGAAGTCCTTGAATGGAAGGACTGGACCGCAAAGGAACTTGATAACATTGACCCGGACATCACCATAGCACTTGGCCATAACGTCGGTGACTCGCTGGTAGCAGACTTCGTTCTGCCTCACCCGAAAGTCCTGACAAAGATGGCGAAGAGTGGTTCAGTTAACCTCGCCGGTTCCGAGCTGGTTAGGAATTTGAAAGAGATTAAGAAAGTCCTGAACGCGCCGATTGAACCGCAATACGTGCAAATTGACATGGTAAAATCAGATTGCCCAAAGAAAAAAGTCGAACCTGAGGGCGACCAAAAAACCACGACTCAAAAGATGAGTAAATCACTTACCAATAACGATCATCAATTCGAGCTTTTTAGGGCTGATGAACCTGAAAAAAGAAACTTGGTGTACGGCATTGCTTATGTGCCGAACAGGCTTGATTCTCAGCGTCAGTGGGCGCCGCCGGAAGTTTTGAAAGAAGCGGCGCACTGGCACATGGAGAACTCGCAGCTGGCGGATACCGAACACCAGAAGTTAGCCGATGCCCGACTTGTTGAAAGTTCTATCCTTGATACCGACCAAGAATTTGGTGGGCTTCATATTCCAGCCGGCAGCTGGAAGATCGCACACAACGTCTCCGATGAACTCAAAAAGGACTTCGATGACGGAAAATACGTCGGACACAGCATGTTTGGTAGAGTTGAAGGGTACTACGGCGAAGCTCCGCCAGGATATATGGCGAAGAGCGGTGATGACGTAGATTCAATCTTCAAGATCACCAAGATTCGTGCAGCGACAATGGGATTCGTTTCAACAGTCGCTAACGAGTTGCCTGTAGTCGTGACCGAGTGCGAAGGAGACTGCCCATTAGCATAAAAGGAGATTTAACATGGATGAAAAGTTCATAGAAAACCTCCCTGAATTGGACTCAGGCGTTGACGCCAGGCTCACTGAACTGTTTGAAAAAGCAGGGACGAGCCAAGAGGTTCAGGAATCCACGCGAATTGGCGTGCGGTCACTGGCACTCGGCGCTGACGAACTCAAGGGTGTCGTAGGCGAACTGCCTGCGCTTCTTGGTGGCGAACCCACTAAGGAAGAGCCACCAAAGACCAATCCAGGTGAAGTGATAGACATGGAGCTGAAGAAAGACGGAAGCCCTGATCTATCCAGGATCGACGCGAATGCCCGACCTATCGTTGAGATGCTTCTCAAGAAAAGCGCAGAGAATCAAGAGAAAGCAGACCTAGCGATGGCAAAGGCCGCTCAGTATGAAGCCGAGAAGGAAACTGAGATTTTCGCAAACAAAGCCAAAGAGTTTGACAACCTTCCCTTCGAAGGCCTTTCTGACATCCTCAGGGCTGTCGCAAAGAACTCGCCTGACGAGTATAAGGGACTCGAAGATGGTCTAACCAAGACGAGCAAACTCATGGCGAAGAGCAAAGCCTACACGGAACTTGGCAAAGAATATACCGAAGACTCGCCGCAAGGCAAAGTCGACGCTATCGTTGAGAAAGCGATGGCAAAGTCTGGTGGAAAAGTCAAGAAGACCGAGCTTCTGCGCGAGGCGTACAAGTCAACCGGAGCTTACGCAGAAGAGATTGAGGAACGCAGGGGGCGTGCATAATGGTAGATCAGACAATGATAGAAGGCACCGGAATTTCGTTGCCTGCATACGCTGACTACTCTGCGGACACCAACCTGTATTCAGCCGTGAACCTTGACCCGACGCGAACCGCGAAGGTATCAGGACTTCATGACCGGATGATCGGCATCCTGCAGAACACACCGGCACTGGGACGACCTGCCTGGATTCAAACGACCGGCAAGTCATTCTTCGTAGCTGGCGGCCCTATAACCTGCGGAGATTCTTTGATGTGCGGCGCATCCGGAACGCTTGTCTCGCAATCAGCCACGTATCCAATCGTAGGAGTGGCCGCTGATTCGTACAGCCAGAACGACATCGGTGCAGTCTATCTTGACATGCGCGGTGGACCAAGTTCAGGCGTAGGAGGATATCCTCCAGTACTGCAGCCAATCCACATACCGCTGTCTCTGCTCGCAGGAGCAGGCGACAAAGTGCTCAGTATCCCTATACCCAGCGCAGGAACGCTTATCGGGGCGCACGCGGTCGTCAGTGTCGCAAACAACCTGTCTAACTCAGCGGCAGGTTACCTGACAGTAAGCAACAACGGAAGTCTGGTCGCTACGATGACTGTGCCGGTTACTCAGGCACTCACTGGAACGGCTGGCGGAATGCTTCCGGAATCAGCAGCACCGACAACGCACACGGCACTTGTCGCAGGGCAAGTACTGAAGCTGACGTGGGTTGAAACAACGCCATTTACAGCCTCTACTGGCTATATCTGGTTCTACTTCGATACCGGCATCTAAGGAGGTGAAAGACAATGGAACCAACATATGACATGATGCATATTAGCCGCGCATTGACGACCTACAGCGAGGAGTATATCCAAGCTGATGACGCATTCGTGGCTAACATAGTATGTCCGAACCTCCCTGTAGACGACAAAGCAGGCCTTTACTGGAAATACAACCAGGAAGACTTCATGCGCGATGAGGTTCAGGAACGTGCTGCAGGCACTCCATCAGTAGCGACTGAGTACGGCCTCACTCAAGGCAATTACGCAGTCAAGCGGTGGGCGCTCAAGAAGATCCTCACTGACGAGGACTTTAAGATCGCAGACTCGATCTTCGACCTGCACGCCGACGCGACTGAACTGTTGACCGACAAGATGCTCCTCAAAAGAGAGAGCGATCTTATCGCAACCGCGATGAC